ATAGCCTCTTGCAGGGCTTTCCAAGTTATCTCTGCTTTATCAACTTCATGCTGAAGTTGAGAAGCTACAAACTCGCCTTTCTGCATCGCAACGTTACTAACATCTAACGAGACTGATGTTTTCTTAGTAACTAGTGGCGCCAAATATCCGTCAGAGATCAGCTTGTTGAAATTCTCCATGCTCGTCAAATCATGAACAACTTCATTCCAAAGCTTACCCTCTGTGAGCAGACCCATCCCCATACGAAATTGTGTCGCTGTTAATCCAATGACTTTCAAAGCTGGGTTGATAGCTTTCATCTCAGCTATAAATTTTAAATACATAGACGCTTCTTCATCCGAAATCAGATGCGCTTCGTCTACCCACAATATGTCGCGATGACCAAACGGAGCAGCTCCTAACCTAGCGACACTTTGAATTGTGCCATAGATGATCGGATCGACAATAGATTTGCTCTTCAAACCAGCGCTGTAAATTCCAATTGGTGCTGTAGGCCACACGCTTTTTAAGGCATCGGCATCCTGTGCTACTAGTTCGGATGAATGCGTAAGCAGCATGAAGCGCTGATTAGGCCAAAGCCGCATAGCTTCGCGGATGAAGATAGCCGGGCAGACGCTCTTACCAACACCAGTAGGCCAACATAAAAGCACATTGCCTTTACCGCCGTTGGTGTAGTAGCTCCACAGAGCGTTGAGCCCGTCTATCTGATATTGGCGAAGCTCAATCATAATTACAGCGGTATCCATTCATTGCAACCACTCTTGATGAAGCTCTCAGGAATTACACCAAATTTAGAGCACGCCCATGTGCCGTTTTCTGTAGGCATGCTATTCTTACATGATCGGCAATTCTTCAGAGGGATTTTATTATTGTGGCAAACGTTCTTTAGAAAGCACCACTGGCATTCTTGATAGGCTGGATTGTTGCTAATGCGCTCTGGAGGATTTGGGCTGAGAATAATCTCCTCAGCTTTCTTTTCCAATTGCTTCGCGTAGTTCCAATCGAGCTCAACAATTTCAACTTGTATGTCATCGTCATTCTTATTCTCTGGAAAGTAAATTCCATATTGAATGTTTAGCTTGTAGCCGTATGAGCACATCTGCGCCCAATGTTGAGGCTTAGCTTTCTTCAATCCGTGTTGAACATAATACGTGAACGATTTTGTATTGTGAGTTTTAAACTCAGCTAGAAACGGAACGCCGGAATGCCAAGGCGTGATGACAACGCCATCACAAGAGCCACCATAGTGACCCATGACACTAGTCATACGGAATTGCTTTCCGTTAGTGTCAAAGCGGTGAACTGTGCAACCAATACCCTCAAGATAATTAATATATTTTTCTTCCTCACGATGACCACGCGCAAACAATCGGCGCATACGTCCATCATGAGTTTCTAAATCAGCCCAGCGGAATTTATACCATAGTTTGCGCGAGCATTTATCGCCAATCTCAGAAATACCAAGATGATTTCTATGCTCAGCAGGATAGGTTTTAATTGACCATTCCTCAATACCATTCTCGATATTGGCTTTGATTTCTTGAAGGTCGAAACGGTTAAGAGTTTGCATTAATCAACCCTCAGCTTGCTAGCGAGAGCATAGATAAAACGCTCATGCAGATATGGAAACAATTCGTTGATTGCGTATTGAGCATTCATTTTAATTTGTGGAGCAGGAGCAAAATAGCTAATTTGTAAATCCTCAGCTTGCGCATGTTTCAATGTAGCAATCACACTATAATTATTTCCTCGTGCTAAAGACCCTCTAATATCAGCTACAGCAGGAAGAATATAGCTAGGAGGCATTTCAGGAGTATAAATCTCTGTCTGATCTATAGCCATTATTGGTGTGAATGTATTTGCATAATGTTGAAATGCTTCTTTTAAATAAGCATTTTCAGCTTTAAGCCTTTTGTTTTCGGCTATTAGCAAAGCTTCCTTTGGCGTATTGAAATCCATTGTACTATTCCTATTAAAAAGAGGCTTGCTAGTAGGGGCAGGATCACCAGCAAGCCTCAAGTTGTTACGCCTCTTGTGTTAGTCTTTGTGCGGCGTAATTACTGACCCCATGGCGGAGATTGAGGAGCACCACCGTTATTCTGCGCCCATTGTGGGGCATTCTGCGGAGCCTGTTGCGGCTGATTACCGCCCCATGCAGGAGCAGAGCCGGTCTGTGGCGCGGCGGCTTGAGAAGGCTGCTGAGCACCACCATTCCAACCCTGTTGAACCTGTGGCCCTCCCTGCTGAGTCTGAGGCTGATTAGGCTGGCCCTGCTGCTGAGCTTGCGCCGGTCCCTTACCCGGTTCATTGCCTGCCATGTCGTAAATCTTTTTAATTTCGACATAGCCACCTTCAGGCTTTTCAGCGCTAGGTTCATGGCCCTTTTGGAAACCGATATCCATAAGACCCTGAGCACCGCGCAAAGCAGCACCGTCATTTTTAAAATCAAGCTGAAAAATGCCTGTAGCATGACACAACGCTGAAAGCTGTTCGTTAGCAATCTTGCGTGCCTGCTCACTCTCATTCCAGAGATTATAATTGAATTTAATGGAGCCAGCAGGAGAGGTAAATTCAACCTCAAATAAACCTCCCTTTGGCGGCTGTCCCGGCTCAGTCTTTACAGCCTTCGCCTCTGTGCCAGTGATCTTAAATGGAAACTTATTTCCAACAGGGTGCCTTCCTCCACCTTGGCGCGGTTGAACTTGGCGAGCGTCGAATGTTGCGTCAAAAGTCATCAGTTTAAATCCTCTTCAACAGTTGGTTAAGTTGCTTGATACGAGCTTTTACGATAGTGCGAAGTTCAAGCCTCTTATCAAGAATATCAGTTATGTTTGCCAGAGTGAGAAGTTCCTCTGTGCTTTCCTTCTGATATGGCCCTCGTTTAGTGCCCGGTTTAACACCGCGCTTTTTTGCTTTCTTGACCATTAACCCCATCCTTGCTGGCTATTAGTTTCAGCAACCGGCTTTACAGTCTCTTCCGGCCTAGGATCACTTTCAATTTCAGGAGTGTCCTTATTCAAACGCTTCACAAGATCATGCAAGCGTGCTGAATTTTCTGGCGTCGGATCACTATAAATTTTACCAGCAGTATTGTTGATAAGACACTTCAATTCATCTTCAGTAACTCGGAGCATCCATGTTTTCATTTTAAATCATCCTTTGATAAAAGCTTCAAATTTTTTAGCTGCTTCAACAATTCTATTAGCGTCTGAAATGTTCCTTCCTTCATCATCGTAAGATTGACCAATATTAGCCTTAATAGCCATTTCAACAGCTACACTGCGAATAGACATAGCTTGACGCTTTTCGTCGCTCGTACCTTTATGCAAATCAGCTTTAGCTCTTGCATCATCCATATTAGACATTTCCCATTACCTTCTATTCTTGGTTCCAGATTTTAATTCCGTCTAAGCCTTCAATTTCTCCGACTGTATTATTTTCAATGAAAATACCAGCCAGTTGAGACTTAATTAGATTAAATGTGCTTTCATCTTCAATAGCTATCGTAAATTTTGCTAAACCTCCACTATCTTCTATAGCAGCTTTTAAAGCTAAAAGTGCTTCCATCATTGGCCCATTACCTTCGCTACTAGTTTTGTAAAATCAGGCGGTTCATAATCAGCTAGAGTGCCTGTCCTATTTCTAGCTGATATCTCATATGTCCCATTACATTGAAAAGCTAATGTTTCACCTACGCCCGGTATCTGCGTTTTAGCGAGCCTCAAAATGCAATCGTATTTGTGAGGGATTTGTGTGGGCAGATATTTGCCGGGATAGTATGGTCTGCGTTGTCCGCTTGGAAGCACTTCCTCTTTAGCAATAAGGTACATATGCTTTTCGCGCATGAAATACAGACGTTCAAGAAAAGGATAAACCCAATCTGCCATTTCTCCATACTGCGCGAGACCATGCTTAGCTTTACTTTCGCTTAAACCAATATCGCACATTTGGCTAGTGCTATCTATAGCGAGTGTATCAAATTTCTTTGCTTCCGATGAATGCTCAAACCATTTAAAAAATTCGTCAATCCTAGCCTTGGTACCTCCAATCCATGTTGGCACATTGCTAGTGTTCATCGAAAGCAAGCCCGGCTCAGTAGCTAAGAGCACTGGATTAGGAGCAGTATTAATTATAGGAGTTTTTGCGCTACCGGGAGGGCCGTAGATGATGCATTTTGCGCCGAATGCTTTCGCAAATTCTCGCGCTGGTCTTAGATCATTTACATTCATATCTTGAATATCACTTCTTTTTAAACTTCTTACACCAGCCATCAGGATTGATTTTACCCTGCACAATAGCGCATTCAGTTTTATTGATATAGTGCTCACACAAAGAACAATGTTCCTCTGCTGAGCCTTCATCAGTATATTGAACTTGATATTTGCGATAGGGTTTGGTCATGATTTATCAACCATACATCCATGCAACATAATGCTATGCAATGATATCGTAAAATTAGTGTGATTTGGAATGTTTTCTGCTGCTACTTTCTTAGCAACTTCTTTTTCCCAGTAGGCTCCGACAAACTCTTTTGCTCCTCCTGAGAATGTTTTTAAAATTATAAAAATTTCTTTTTCGTTAATGCGTTTAAAATCATTCATTTCTTTTTCGCTTTCGGTTCAACTATCGCCAGCGTCGGAGCAGCATCAGTAATAGTAAGCATTTCACTGTTTACAATCTCAAGAATTGCTTTAGCGTCTTGGCTACCCTTCTCAGCTTCCTCTTGTAGCGTTGTATACTCAGTCTTGAGGAAGTTAGGCGTCCAAGACACTAGACGCTCAGCAATGAAAGCGCCTTGATTACCAACCTTTGCAATCTTATCGAGAGCTTTATCTACAGCGTCGTTATCTTTCAGCTTATAATTAAATTTAGTGA